ATAGTTTTTATTTGTGCGGCGGTGAGTGCGCTGTTCCAGATTGCGACTTGTTGTGTTCGTCCGTTGCCGCAATAGACGGCATCTGAGACGATGTTGGCGAGTGCGCCTGTTGAGATGAGTGTCATTGTCATCTCTTGGCCGTCAATGTAGATCGCGGAAAGTAGTGCTCCCGATGTTGTTGTGACTCCCCAATGATGGGGAATGGATTCGTCGAGATAGTAGGTCGCTCGATAGGTCCGATAGGTCGTGCCGTCGTTAGTGATGACGGAAAGAGAGGAGGTAGTTGAGTCGAAAGTGATGTCGACGTTGTGAGAGAGTCCGTATTGAAGGATGAAGTAGTTCGCTGCGGATGTTTGTATCTGTTTCCAGAATGTCGCGGTCGTTGCGGTTGCGGCCATCTTTGCCTGCAATGCATACCATCCGTAGGTGTATTCCGTAACTGATACTTGGCAGCAAGTGTTAGGAAGTGCCGGTGCTGATCCGGGTCCGTTTGCGGTGCGTAAAGCGGTGACGACTAAGGCCGGCGCAAGTGGTCCGGGGTTGAGCGGCATCGGAACGCTTCCGAGGTCTTTGAGTTGGTCGGTCAAGTAGTCGTCGGGGTCTATCGGATCGTCGAGTGGCCAGTAGTGACGCGGTGACAGACTGAGGATGTAGGTGCTTGAGATGTCGTCTGGTAGTTCTTCGTCGGCTAAGAGTCCGAGTGCGTCGAAACATTGGACGGTGACTGTCGTGTCGAAGCCGGCGTCGGTGATTGACACGGGCCATCCTTCGACGAAGCCTCGAAACACGGAATAGGTCACGGACGAGATTGTTGCTTCGATTTTGATTTGTCGACGCGGTAGGAGTTTGCCGTAGTAGGTGCCGGCGGAGTAGAACGGGTCAAAGATTCGCGAGCGGTTGTCTAGGACGACGGTGGCGTTGCCTGACTCGAAGGTTGAGAGTTCGTCTGTGCGGCCTCGTTGAATGTTGATTTGACGGACGTATGTCGTGACGTCTGTCCATGTCGGGGATGCAACATAGGGTCCGTCATTGAATGCGATCGAGACTGTTGTTGTTGGGAATCCCACTATCGAGCCTTGCTAGTTTTGCGTTTCGCTTTTTGTTTCGGCTGCTTGACGACCATCGGGACTCCGCCAGTTTTGGCTCCGTAGGAGTTGAGTACGGCGGCGACCTCTTTGCCGATTGCTACGGGGTCGCCGACTCCCGCTTGGATGGTGATGTTGTAGTTGCTTCCGACGGTGCCTGAGAGGGCTTCAGAGATGCCGGGGATGCTCATGCCTACGGCGGTGCCAGATGCCGCCACGGATGCGAGGTCGGCGTTCAGGCCGCCAATGGTGAGACCTCCTGTTCCTGCGAGTAGATCCTTTGCGACGGTGTTGCCGGCGACGGGTCCGAGGTTCAAGAGTTGAGCGAGTCCCGCTTTGCCGAGTCCCGCTTTGACGAGTGCTTGAAGGTTCGTTCCGAATTGTTTCGCGGCGGTGATCTGTTCGGCGAACAATGCCGACGCGGTTTTTGTTTTGTTGTCTTGCGCTTTCGTGACTGCCGATTCTGCGTCTGCGACTTTGTTGAGTGCGTTGGCGTAGGCGACGGCGTCTTCGTTGGCTTTCGCTTGATTGAGTTCGGCGTAGGCATCTTTGCGATCTTGGAGGGCTTGCGTAATGGCGTCGCTTCGGTCTTTCTCTTGACTGGATGCGTCTGAGAATGCGTTAGAGAGTGACGCGGTGCCGACGATGGCGTCACGAATGCCGTCGACGTATGAGCGGATGTTGTCTTGCGCGGTTTTGAGACTGCTGCGTAGCGCGTCGACTTTTGTTTTGTACTTCTCGGATGCGGCTGCGGCGCGTTCTTTTGCGACGGCCGCTTCCGCTTCGGCAAGGGTGAGACCTTCTTGCATCTTTGTGAAGACTGCGAAGTCTCGAGTCGCTACGGGTCCGACGAATGCGTTGAGTTGTTCTTGGCTTGTGATTGCGTTCTTGAGTGCGCCGGCGTAGGCGTTGGCTGATTGCGTTGCCTTGTCCATGCTTGCTTTTATCTTGACGAACGCGGCGACGCCGAGAAGCGCGGTCACAATGCCGACGCCGGTGGAGACTTGTACGGCGGTGAACGACGTCGCGAGTGCGTAGTTGATGGCGGTCGTGACTGTTGCAACTGCTCGGAATGCCACCATCGCTCCGCGCACAAGGACGACGGCTGCGGCGAGGCTTCCGATAGCGATTGCTAGACCGCCGATGAGGGCGGCATTCTGACCGGCGAATGTGGCGAGTTTGTTGAACGCGGGTAGGACCGAGTTGAGTGCGGGGAGGAATGCGTTACCGATGGACTCTTTTGCTTCGTCGATTGAGTTGCGAAGGATTGCCATCTGACCGGCGTAAGTGTTCGCTGCGACTTGTGCCGCGCCTGAGAAGTTTCGATTGAGGATTCCGATCACGTCGTTGAAGGTTGCGCCGTCTTTGATTGCTTTCTTGACTTCGGGTGAGAGTTGTGCGAGTGCTCTCATGTTGCCGGCGTAACCTTTTGCGAGGGCTTCGGCGACTGTCGCTGCGGATTTATTTGTTCCCGCTCCCGTCTGGATTGCAACGTTGACGAGGTCTTGAGCCTTTGAGAGATCTCCAGTAGCAACCGTCAACGACTGGAACGCGGAACGGAGCTCGGTGTCTGAGACTGCGACTGATCGTTGTGTCGCGTCGATGTATCGCTCGATAGATGCGACTTGTTGATCTGTTGCGCCGGCTGAGACTTTGAGTTGACGTGCTAGTAGGGCTTGCTGTTTCTGGTCGTCTGCTGCGGCTTTGATTGCTGACGCTGCGAATGCGGTCGTTGCTGCGGCTGCGGCTCCCATAGCGAGCGTTGTGCCTTTGCCCATCTGACCGAGGCTCTTGTTGGCTTCTCCGATGGCTTTGCGTAGCGGTGCTGCGTTGCCTGAGATTACTACTGAGATTCCGCGAGCCATGATGACAGTCTAGAACCTAACGACCTTGTCACCGTAGACTCCGCCGATGATGTCGCCGGCGGTGTTGCGTAGGAGTGCGTCTGGGAGATTGCCTTTGTCGTTGAAGCCTGCGGCGGCGCGTACTGCTCGCGCTTGTCGTACCGGCTTACCGGATGCGAGGTCGTACTTGTTGATGAGTTGGTCGATGCGTTCGGCGTAGAGACCTTTGATCTCGTCAATGCGAGAGTCGGCTGCGTCGTAGATGAATGGGTTCGGGGTAATTGCTCGTGCGGGCCATCCGAAGTGGATCGGTCCCGCGTAGGGAACAGATGCAGAGCCGGCACGAACTCGACCGGATGATTGTGTTGCAAGTGCGCGGATGGATGCGGCGAGTGCGCCGGTGCGATACGGCACGAGCCTTTTGGCTCCCATAACAACGACTTCGGCTGCGGCTTTGTGTGTCTCTTTCATCTCGGTCTTTGTGTCTTGACCGAGTTTTGTGAGGTCTCGTTGTACTTCGCGAAGGCCGACGATCTCTGCTTTGACGACTTGATCGGGTGCTAGTCGGAAGCCATAAGTGCCAGAGCCTGCCATGCTTGATCTCCTGAGAATGTGGCGGCCTTCGGGAATTGTGTTTCGATCATTACTCGAAGGATTGCGGGTGGTGTTTTGAGTAGGTCAAGCGGTGAGATGCCTGTCTTGACTGCTAGGACTCCGATGAGCCAAGTGGTAGAGCCGGGTCCGAGTCTTTTGGGGTATCACCGTCCACGACTGCGACGGATGCGATCGTCTTGATCCATTCCTTGAAGTCGAGCGGTGTTTTGCCTGATTCGTGGACGGCGGTGTAGGCCACGAAGTAGAGATACTTTTGCGGTACGAACTCGGCCGTGAAGACTTCTCCCCAGATGACGCCGAACTCGTCTTCGAGTGCGACTTCGGTGGAGGGCCAGACTGTAGTGAGTGTTTGTGTCCCGTCCCTGTGCTGAATGGTGACGTTGATGCTCATGTCTTGACTAGTGTCCCGCCGGTCAGGGTGATGCTCATTTTGCTGAGGTCTCCCACGGTGCCCGATACGATCGGAGCGGATGCGCAAAACGCATTACTTACCGTCAGAACTGGATTCGGGCTGCCTGTCGAGAGTGACTTGACGATGTAGGTGTTGGTGCCTGATCCGACTGCTGCAAAGACTGTGTCGAACACTTTGCCGACTGCGAGGTCGTTGTTTAGTTCGACGGTGCATGAGATGTTCTGAAGCGACTTGATGTTGGTATGGCCCGTAGCCCCCATTGCGGTCGTCTCGACTGCGTCGAACTCGTAAGTCAACTCAATGTTGGTGACGTACGAAGATAGGTCGATTGTGTTGAGCGTGAATTGTGAATCTGTTAGGGCGAAGACTGCCATTGTTCTATTCCTTAGTGTTTTTGGTGGTTGATACTGGTTCGACGATACCTGAGACGATGAGTTGCTCAATGTCTGCGGGAGCGGCGATGATGTCGGCGTCCGTTACGGTGTCACCGATTGCGCCAAGCGTGGACTCGACGAGGATCTTGTAGTTAGCCATAAATGCGGACCTCGAATCTGTATGCGATCATGTTCACCCCTGAGACTACTACTTCTCGAGGTCTCGCTGATGCTACTTGCAGAGTTGCACACGCTCCGCCAAGTGTGCGATCTGCTTCGAGCGCGGCCTTGACCGATGATGCGCCGGTGTCGGTGAGGTAGGCGTCGAGTCTGTCTTGTGATGAACGGTCCGACATACGGCCAACAATGACGAGGATGTAGGCGCGATAGAACTCGAGACCTTTGTTCATTGCTTCGTCATAGTCAATCTCTAACGGTTCAACAACGGCGGCCGGCGGTGCGAGAGAGTCGGGGACGTAGTCGAAGCATCGCAAGCCGGCGATGGTGTCTAGTGCGACGCCGATGGCGGTGCGTACTCCGTTCGGTGTCACGCGAAGAACTCTCGACGGTAGGCGCGTACGATTGCGGCGATGTCTCTACCGAGTGGCGACATTCTGATCGCGCCTAGTTCGGAGATACCGAGAACTCCGCCGACTGAGTCGCGTCGCTTGTAGAGGTCGGCTGACAGGATGTAGGTGGCCTGCTCGATGTCGTCTGGTACTGCGGGCCATCCCCATTTAGCGGTGACTTGTACTTGTGGCCAG